AGGTCGTTTCCCCGCTAATCTATTGGTGTCAGATGATATGTTGAATGATGGTAGTGTGAGTAAAAGTGGTTCTAATAGAAATAATACAAAATATTCTCCATCTAAATCTCAAGTGGTTTATTTTGGTGGAGGTAATAAGGACAGCGAACCAAAAGACAAAGGAACAAATAGTCGTTATTACGACATAGATAAATGGTTTGATAATTTGATAGATGTATAGCAAGGGTATTAGTTGGATAGATGATTGTAGAATACCATTTGTAGATGAGGTTGGTATTAAAATATCTGGTGATAAAAAACATCTACAAAAATGGAAAGAAAAAGATGGTCGTGAAAAAAGAAATATTGATGAGATACAAAATACACCTTACATAAACACTCAAGGCAGATTCCCCGCTAATCTATTGGTAAGTGATGATATGTTGAATGATGGTGTTATTACAAAAAGTGAAGGACGAAAGATATACGATAATGAAGATATAAACATAAATAATAATGTTTATAATGATGGATGGAAAAGACAAAAAAGTGATATTAAAGACAAAGGAACGAATAGTCGTTATTACGACATAGATAAATGGTTTGATAATTTGATAGAATAATATGCCAGAAAGTAAGAAACGTGGAGGCAAGAAAGCCCACAACAAAAGAGTTAAAGCGAGAAACGAAAAGATGAAAGGGAAGATTTGGGAGTTTGAGATGCTTAAACGAAAAATCTATGAGGAAGCCAAACATAGATATTTGGATGAACAAAATAAACCAACAGAATTAAAAATAAAAACAGATGACGGATATAATAATTCCTGATGATGAATTACCCCTAACACCAATACCTCCACGACCAGCGGGGAGACCAAAGGGTTCATACGCAAAAAGAATGACCGATGTTGAAAAAAGAACATTCATCAATAATGCGGCAAGAGAGATATTAGAAAACCACCTGTCTTATGGTGAGTTTGTAAAGTATTGTAAGGACAGCGCAAATATGTCTAAATCACAAGCAAATGAATATTGGGGTAAAGTATGGGTATTACTGAAGAAAAAGTTTGAACTTGAAAAAGACAAACTTGTATTGAAACATACACAGAAATATTGGGACATATACGAACAAGCGTTGATGTCTAATGATTATACAAACGCAAGACAAGCATTAAATGACCTTGCTAAATTACAAGGTTTGAATGAACCTGAGAAAGTGCATATTACAGGAACCTCAATCAAACTAAACTTTGGGGAACCGAGTGAATAAATAATATATTGTAATGATTAAACAACTGACAGTTCAAGGTTTCACCCCTACCATTAAACAGAAGGAGATTATTGATGCTTGTTTATCAAAGAACATCAAATACATAGTCGGTTGTTTTGGGAGACAATCAGGGAAATCATTTACTGCTATGAACCTACTATTGAAATGGGCTTTAGAAGATAATGGTTCAGTATCTATGTGGGTCTCACCAGTTTATTCACAAGCAAAAAAAGTATTCACAGAACTAACCAATACAATCGCAGGAACAGGACTTACAAAATCTGTCAATAAGTCAGAACTAACCATCACCTTCATCAACGGGTCTGTGATGTATTTTAGGAGTGGTGAGAGAGAAGATACTTTGAGAGGTTATACTTTGACCTATCTTGTTATTGATGAAGCGGCATACATCAAAGATAATGTTTGGATGGAAGTATTAAGACCGACAGTATTGGTTCAAGGTAAAAAGGTATTATTCATATCTACACCAAAAGGAAAGAACTGGTTTCATCAAGTAGCATTACGAGGTATGAGTGATGAATACCCGACCTACAAAACATTCTTCGCTACATCATTTGATACACCATTTATCACACACGAAGAATTGGAAGAAGCGAAATTATCTTTACCAGAAACAATCTATAAACAAGAGATACTAGCAGAGTTCATAGATGATGGTGGGGAAGTATTCGGTTCATTAAAAAATAGTTGTGTATTGAATGATTACCCTGCCTATGACCCTTCCAAAAAGTATTATGCTGGTTTGGACTTTGGTCGTCAGAATGACTATACAGTTCTGACCATATTAAATGGGGATGGTGAGATGGTTGATTTTTATAGAGAAAGACAGAAGAGTTGGGACATCATCATTAGTGAAGTTGTTAATAAGTTGAAGAAATGGAGACCAGTATGTTTTGCTGAAGTTAATAGTATTGGAGATGTTCTTTATGAACAAATCAAAAAACAATACCCTTCAGTTCAACCATTCATAACCAGTAATGATAGTAAGCAAAACCTGATTGAAGATTTGATTATGGGTATGAATGAGACCAAAATTAAACTCCCCTCACCAGACCTCAATACAGACCTTTACAAAGAACTTTCTGTTTTTACATATGAATACTCACCTAAGTCAAGAAAAGTCAAATACGGGTCTCCTAATGGGTTCCACGACGACACAGTAATATCACTTGCATTATCATATCATTCCTACAAGAAAAAAGCAACTTATGGAACCTATGTTATTAGATAAGTTATGAATAAAAAAAACAATAAAGATATTTTTATATGATGAAGTTTAACTACCAAAACAAACAATACCAGATTGATGAACCCACCGTTGAAATGTGGTCTAAACTTACTTTATTACAGGAATGGACTGATGAGCGTGAGTTCTGTGTAAAGTTATTATCATTCACCACAGGATTAACAGAAGAAGAAATTGAGAATAGTGATTACTTAGAAGTATTGAAAGTATCAAATGAGATTTCAGCATTCCTAAATGAGAGTGGGGATAAGTTCTATAATGAGTTTGACTTTAACAACAAAAAATACAGATTTTTAGATTTACCAAATCTAACCTTTGGTGAGTTTATAGATATTGATACATACCTATCAAAAGAAGAACACGAAAAGAAAAGAGAGATGCCACTATTGATGGCTATGTTATACAGAGAAGTAGATGAGAAAGGAAACTACAAACCGTATAACTCAAAGGAATTACAACTTAAAGCAGAGGAGTTTAAGAAACTCCCCGTCCGTTATGTTCGTGGTTCTACCAATTTTTTTTTTCATTTAGACAAAACCTTGCAAGGCAATTTTCGGGGCTCTTTCGGGCTCCAGTTGAAGTTGATGGCAAAGATGATTTGGATACTCGTGAAGTTTATTCCTTTGATAAGTTTTGGGGTTGGTTCGCTACTCTTGTATCCTTGGCGAACGAAGATATTACAAAAATTGAAGAAATTACTAAATATCCGTTAGTGTTTGTTCTCAACTATTTATCATACACGAAGGATATAAACGACATCAGGAGACGAGAGGCTCAGAAGATACAACAACAAATGAAACAAAGATAATATGGCAAACGCAGTCGGCTACTATAACTTTAAGAAGATAATGGATTTGCTAAGACAATTAGCAGATTATCATGAACAAATACAATCATGGGGATTTGGTGATGTGGAACAACTTATTTACAATACGGAAATGAGATTGAAGCAAGATAATGTCCAAAGTAATCAAGCCCCATTCTATCCTGCTATGTGGGTTATTCCTAATGGAGCAAAAACAGATGGTAGGGAAACTACCTATGATTTTAGCATCTTGATTATGGATATACAGAATACCAAAAACTTTGATAATGAATTGGATACATATAGTGATACACTAGACATTCTCAAAGATGTTATAGCCCAATTAAAATACGCAACAGGAATGGAATGTTATTGTAATCTTGATATTGACTATCCAATAGATATGACCCCATTTGGTGAGGCATACGACGACTATGTAAATGGATGGACTGGTAATATTAAGTTGAGAGTTCCTGATGCAATAAACAGATGTATCGCACCTTATGCGGCATTCCCTCCTTGTGATAATAATAGTGATGGATCAAGCGAGTAAGTATCAATATTATTCATTTCAACAAATACCACGACCTAACTATAATGAGGCGATGGAGGAACTTGCTGCCATGTTTGAAAAATCACTCAAGGCAAACTTAGCAAAACCCTATCCATACGCACCAGGTTTCTTCGGTCAAAAATCTGCTTCGGGAATAAGGAATATGAAACAAAAAACTGGTTCATTATACAACTCTATAAATGTATCCTTTGACGAAGGCACCAATAAGATGAAGATAAACATGCTGAACTATTGGAAGTATGTAAATGACGGAAGACAACCAGGTCAATATGTTCCTTTGAAACCTCTTATGGCTTGGATGAGAACTAAGGGGATGAATAGAGACCCAAGAGGTAGGTTCAAGAAGTTCAATATTAAAGGTGCAGCATTTGCAATATCAAAATCTATAAAGGAGTTTGGTATTCAACCAACCAATTTCTATGATGATAGTTTTGATACTTTGATTGACGCATTCAACAATCCTAATGGGCCTGCGGCACAACTTGGTATTGACCTTCAAAAGTTCCTAACCAGTATAATTCAAGAACCAATCAAATAATATGAGCGTTATAATAAATGTAGAACAATCACCACTAACTATTACCCCCAGTAATGGTGAGCACATCTATACACTTTCCTCCACAGGATATACCTTACAAAACTTTAAGTTTGTAATAGACATATATTTTAGACCTGATAGTATAAACTTTTCAGGAACACCACAACCAACCGCAAGATTAAAGGTTCGTCCAAACTCTCATGGTAGAGCGATTGTTGAGTTGGAAGAAATTGTAAGAACATTCCTCAAAGCCAATCCACGTTTTTCAGGAACAACATATCCATACTTGAACTATGTTGCTGACGAAAACTCTATATTGACTATGAGTGATGCTACACAGACAAGAACATTAAATGCGTTTAATATCTATGGGGGTAATAACTTGAGTGATACTGTCCCTGTTTTATGGCACGCAGAACAATACCAAATAAAAGTTGGTTGTGAGTATGAAGACCCAAGCATATCTGCTATTGTTATAGATATGGATTTGTTGGCATCTTACCAACCACCAGCAGTCAATATATTTCCTGGTGTGGATAATAAACTTATTCCATCACCTTATTTATCAGGGGCTACACTAGGATCTGGTTATATACAATCCCCTAACTTTTTCCAAGTAGATAATCAGTCATGGTATTATTATGATTTGTTTAGACACATCTATCAACCAGGTGATGATACAACTTGTGGGCCTCGTGAGTTATTAAATGCCGCAGGTAGAGAATACAAGACAATATCCCAAGATGGTTATGTATCACAAAGAGTTCGTAGAAGACAACATCACCCTGATTGTCCTATAATCATTTCATTCCTTGATGGACAGAATGATTACTTCAACAATCAAACTACAAGAGTGGTAGTTCGTGGGGCTGACTTTCAAGGGGAGAATTATACCTATTCAGCATATACTGCAAACAATTCTACATTAGTTAATAACTATGATATTTGGAAACAGGCGGTATTCTATATGCCGTGGAACATTACACAAACAGGAACAAATGTAATCCCACAAGACGCACAGAAATTATGTTTCTATCTAACATCAGGTAGTGATATGAACTTCTCAGCAAGAACGAGTGAAATACTTGAGTTCTATATGGAAGACCCTGATTGTATAAATAATCCAATACATCTTTTGTTCCTTAATGGAAGGGGTATGTGGGACACTTATACATTTGGTAAGAAATCCACTAAGACCTTTGAGGTTGATAGAAAACAATACAGACAAGAGAGTTCATTAGACAAATCTTGGTATTCAAGAGGAGCATACCAAAGAGGTACAACCATTTACGACCAAGATGCAAGTTATACTATTGAATGTATGTCTAACTTTATGACTGATGAAGATACAGTTGTAGTGGAGGAATTATTCAACTCACCAGAGGTATATGTTATTGAAGGGACAACAGAAATGATTGACCCTTGTGCTCAACCAGATATAGAGGATTGCCAGTCCTGTCTTGGTGAAATAAGACAATATCAATATCTTCTACCAGTTGTGATAAATAATAAAGAACTCAAGAAGTTCCAAAAACAATATCAAAAAATATTTCAATACACTTTTGATTTGAAATATGCTAATGTCAAACGTTATAGAACACAAGGATAAAATATGGGATTACAAATTAGAACTTATGTGGAAGGAAACCAAGAGTTTATTGAACTTTATGGTAATGAAGAAATTGATATGGAGGTTTCCTTCGCTGAGATACAAGACATTACCAAAAAGAATAGTGCTTTCACAAAAGAGTTCAAAGTTCCTGGTTCAAAAAACAATAACTACATATTCAACTACTTCTTTGATATAAACCAAGTATTCACAGATTGGAACCCCAAACAAAAGTTTGAGGCTGACCTAATATATGATGGTTATGAAATCTATAATGGATATGTTAGGTTGAATAGTGTGTCTATAAACAAAATTGAAAAGGTATATTCTATCACCTTCTATTCTGCTGTGGGAGACCTTGTGGCAAACATAGGAGACAAAGCCTTATGTAATGTTGATACAACACCATTAAATCATTCTCTATATGACTTGGATGTAGCACAGAGTTTATTTTTTGATACATCATTACATAACCCATATTCATACAATCTTGCTAATCCAACCAATCCTACAACTATTACCCCAATCAACACAGGTGATGTCCAATATATTTTAGGACAGAGGGGGTATGATTATACTGGTTCAACCTTTAGAGATATTAGAGACATAAATGTTGCTAATACACCTCTATTGGATTTTTCAGGAATTACAGGATTTTTTGACTTTTCAGGAACCCCGCTCATATCTTCGTATCTCATTCCTTCTGTTAGGACAAGAACATTATATGAACTTATAGTTAATCAGGCTGGTTATTATTTAGAGAGTGAGTTTTTTGATACTGATTACTTTGGTAGATATTACATACCTTTGTCGTTCAATACTGAACAACCTTATATGGCACAAGCAGTCCCATACAAATATGAATGGGTAAATCTATCGGGTGAAACAAACTCGTATGTGCGTCAAGTTGAAAACATTTCAACATCGGTCGTCAGTACTGTAAATTGGTTCAAAACAAAAGACATAGTTGAGGAGAACCTCGGCTTTAATCCTCTTGAATATAGCGAGTATTCTGGGACAACATTATCTCAGAATGAGTTAGAAAACTATATGTTTGCTTTACCATTAAGCAACGGGCTTCCTTTTTCTTACAAGGCTAGTATTTCAATACGAAATACAGGGCCAGGCACTCCATTTGCCTACGGTAAATTACAATTATGGAAATATAGACAGAATACATCACCATTATTGGCTGAACTAGTCCAAAGTAGTGATTATTTCAGTTCAAATCCATTTACAGGCATAACTGAAACATTTGATATTACGGGAACAACAACATCAGCAGGTTCAATTTATGGAACGGATTTATATTTTTTATCATATACAAAAAACGCATTACCATTTGAGGTAGTTGGTGCCTCATTTGAAATAACCAGTTCTCCTGTTGTTCTCCCCTTCACAATAGAGTTGAACAAGGAAATGGCTTGCGACCAGAAACAAATTGACTTTATCCAAAACATCAATAGGACATTTAATCTTGTTGTTGTAGAACATCCAGTCAAACCAAAAACACTCATAGTAGAACCTATGATTGATTATATTGGTAAAGGTGAAACTTTAGATTGGACTGAAAAAGTCAATTTTGATGCAACACAAAATCTTTATCCAACAACCAACTTAATTAACGGAACAATATTTGCCGCAAATAAAGCCGACAAAGATTACATCAATACAGAATATACAAAGAGGTCAAATAAGATATTCGGTCAAAACACTATTGACCTCAATATAGATTATAAAAACAAAACAACAGACCTAACACAAACATTAGGTCAGAATACTGATTATTATTTGAATGCGACTGGTGATACTAACATCGCTTTACCTTGTTATTTCATCACCAAAGAAGACAACAATAATGGTATATCCACCTTTGAGTATAGACCATTCCGTTCAATACCAAGACAAACATTTAAGTCGGTTTCAATACCAACAGGAAATACTCTAACTCGTCCGTTCTTCTATAGATATGCGGGGACAAACAATCCATTTACAGTTATTGGATTAACAAGTATGGGGACATTCCTAAACTATAATAGATTGACGACATATCCATTTGCTATAAAGGATTTTTCACATTATACCATTTATGATAGTAGTAATACTTTCACAGAAGATGAAATTATTTATCCAACATTAGAAAACCAATATGACAGATATTATAGAGATTATATTGAAGATTTGACTAGTGATGAGAATAAGATTTATCAAGTTCAAATGTATCTAACGCCTTGGGAGGTTGCAAACTTATATTATAATGAAACTATTATTATCAAAAACGCAAAGTTCCGTATCAATAAGATTTCAGGATTATCATTATTAAGACCTGGTTTATGTAATGTTGAGTTGGTTAAACTTACAAGAGATTATACCCCAAGTCCTATTTTATTTTATGATTTAATTTCTTGTGATGACCCTTGTGATGTAATCCATACACACACAGACATATTGTATCCAATATGGGCTTTTGAAGATCAGTATGTGGATATTTACAAAGGGCCTTTATCATCAGCCCCATTCAAGTTAGTTGAAAGATATAGAGTTATTAGAACCGAATATAATGAGGCATATACATATGAAGTACCTTACTTTGATATTTACAGAACTCAAACATCAAGTTATTACACTTTTTGGGATTATGCTGTGTATAACTCTTGTTCTGCGACAACACCATCATTTAAGTTAGAACCATTCAAAAATGAAACCATATCAGCCTTCACAGGTAATTGTGTTTCTATGACTATTACAAATAACGACATTATACCTCAAACATTTACCTTTAAGTATTGTGATGGAGTTGATGGTAGTTGGACGCTTGCTCCTTCAAGTGCCATAACTCTTTGTGGTTTATATGAAAGTTTCAATACAACAGGATTAACTTATTGTTTGTCGGCGTTTTCTGCTTGTACCAGTTGGACACCATTACCGACACCAACCCCAAGCAATACACCAAACTTATCACCAAGTCCAACAAGAACTCCTACAGCGACACCTACGCCAACTGCGACACTAAATCAACCTACACCAACACCGAGTGCTACTCCGTCAGTATTATGTAGAATAAACACGACTTTGAATATAACAAGTCCAGGTTGGGTTAGATATAATTTATGTAATGGAACTTTGACTTGGGAATATTTTGGTTCAACAGGAAGTAATACAATAACCACTTGTATTCAACAAGGAAGCGTTGAGCCTGGTTTCCCTTACGCTGATTTGGCGGTATTTACAATAATAACATCAGGAACACCTTGTTAAAAAATATTTAAGATATGGCATTTAGATACACTCCCACACCAACTCCAAGTGTTAGTCCAACAATAAGTTTAACTCCGTCTATAACACCGAGTTTCACTCCAACAAGTACTTCGTGTCCTGGAACTTCTCCTACGCCAACAAATACCGCAACAAATACACCAAGTCAAACACAAACTATTCAACCAACACAAAGCAATACTCCAACCAATACAGCAACACCTACCATTACTCCAACACAAACGAACACTCCAACACCTTCACCATGTACTTTGATAATATACTTTGATGTATCACAATCACCTGGCACACAAGGATGGGATACTTCTGGTGATGCTTGTAATGGAACTGGAACACCATTAACAGTATATTTCACCAATTCTGGTGGTTGTCCTGATACATTCCAAGATGTATTTGATGATGGTAAAGTAATTTATACAAATGTCGGTTTGACTACTGTTCTTGCTGGTAATAGCAAATATTATAAGAGTGTTTCAGCGCCTAATTCAGGTATTGCTATACAAGTAGATAATAGTGGATTTATTCAAACATTAAGTGCTCCTTGTTAATTTTGTGATACAACCAAAATAAAGAAAAATTATATTTATTGTAAATGACTATTAGTAGATTAAGGGTTTCCCCCACTCCAAGTAATACAGCAACAATTACACCGTCAATTTCGCCGACCACTACCCAATGCCCTACCTTTACGGCTACTCCAACACAGACGGAAACTCCTACAAATACGCCAACATTTACTCCTACTAATACAATTACTCCAACAAATACAGAGACACCTACAGAAACTCCTACACAAACTCAAACTGAGACGCCTACTAACACACCTACAAATACAGAGACGCCTACAAATACGCCTACAAATACAAATACGCCTACAAATACAGAGACGCCTACTCAAACTGCGACACAAACATTAACACCAACCAATACTGCTACACCTACGCAGACAGAGACACCTACGCAAACTGCAACACAAACATTAACACCAACCAATACTGCTACACCAACTCAGACAGAAACTCCTACTCAAACTGCGACACAAACATTAACACCAACCAATACTTTTACGCCTACTCCAACTAAGACAGATACAAGTAATTATTATTTAGTAGATGTTTTAGATTGTGATTGTAATATAGTAGAAACTGATAAAGTTATTCTTGCCACTTTCTTTTTAACTACTGGACGTTATTATACGGCTCCACAATACCCTAATAATAAGTTCTATATTAAACAAAAAATAACTGCCACTTCAGTTGATTATTTCTTTAATATATTTGGGATTTATAATTTCAATACTGATTGTGATTTGGTTCCAGGATGCCCTACAAGAACACCTACACCTACACCAACATTAACTCCAACAAACACTTCAACACCAACCAATACTTCAACACCAACCAATACAGAAACACCTACGCAAACACAGACACAAACACCTTCACAAACGGCGACTAACACTCCTACCCAAACACCAACCAATACACAAACACCGACCAATACACAAACACCGACCAATACACAAACACCGACAAATACAGGAACTCCTACTAACACTCCATCTACAAGTCCAGTATCTGCTAATGTTTGTTTCTCAGGTCAAGGATTTAATGCTCAAGTAGGTGCAATATCCAAAGTATCAGGTGGTAATAAATTGTATATTGGTGGAGCATTCACTAACTATCCATCAGGTACAACCTTGAATAGAATGGTTAGAGTAAATGAGGATGGAACCCCTGACACATCTTTCAATATTGGAACTGGATTTAATAATACTATCAATTCTATTCAAGAAGAAACATCAACAGGAAAAGTTTATGTTGGAGGTAATTTTACAACTTATACAGGTACAACAATTAACAGGTTCTTAAGGTTGAACTCTGATGGTTCAAGAGATACGACATTTAATGTTGGAACAGGATTTGCTGGAGGAGCGGTTTATGATAGTAAGATACAATCCGATGGAAAAATATTAATATTTGGATATTTCACTTCTTATACAGGTGCTACTAATAATGGTATAAT